AATTTCTGGAGGAGCGCCCCCAGGTCGCGCGCCGGGCCGCTCGTCTAGCGGTGAACGATACGACCCGCCGCAAGGTGGTTCCTCTCTCGATCAAAGAGATGAAGGAACAGACCAACTTTCCTCCGGGATACCTCAGAGACAAGACTCGATTCGGCGTCCGCAAGCTGGCGACCGAAGCTGATCTGACGGCAATCGTTTCTGCCAGGTTCCGGCCGACTTCTCTGGCTCGCTTTGCCACCGGCAACCAGACTATCCAGGGCGCGCGCCGTCGCGGAGGCATCCGAGTATCGGTCAACCCTGGCGGAGCTAAGTTCCTTCGCAGGGCCTTCTTTGTCCGGCTTCGCAGAGGCCGCGACACAAGCGACGGGTTCAATCTGGGTCTGGCTGTTCGGCTCCGCCCAGGCGAGCGCCTGAAAGGCCGCCGCAAGGGCGGCGCGGGGGTAATGCTGGACGAGAACGTGGCGCTGCTATATGGACCGTCAGTAGATCAGGTTTTTCGGGATGTCTCGACGACTGAAAGCCCTCGGTTCGCGGAGCTTCTGGAGCGCGAGTTCTTGCGCCAGTGGGTCCGCCTCAACTCGTCAACGAGGTAAGAAATGGTTTCCAAACGGATAGACATTCTCAAGGCGCTGACCGAACACCTGGAAGCTATCGTCGTCGATCCTGACGGCGAGGCCGAAAGCCTGACAGGCAAAGTCTTCCGTGGCCGGACTGTATTCGGTGACGAGGTTGCTCCTCCCTTCCTAGTGATTCTGGAAGCGCCGCGACAACTCTTGTCGCTACAAGGGGGCGACGAGAAAACCACGCGCAAGGACGATTGGAGGTTGCTGATCCAGGGCTTCGCCCAGGACGACTCGATCAATCCTCTCGATCCGGCATATGAGCTTCTGGCATACGTCGAGCAACGGATGGCTCGACTCCTTGCCGAGAAGGGGAACGGAGGAGGCCCGCTTTATCCACTGGAGTTTCGCCTGGGGAAGCGGGTTCATTCGATTCTATTCACAAACCCTATTGTGCATCCGCCCGACAATGATGTATCCGATACAGCGTATTTCTATATGCCGGTGACAATCCAAGTCGCCACTGACATGGAAGCGCCATTCACAGAGGAGACTTAACGATGGCAGAACGTGAAACCCAACTGGTGCTTGGCGCTGGCAAGCTGTTCTTCGACCGCTTCGACGCAAACGGCGATCCGACTGGTGAACTGTATATTGGCAACACCACCAGCCTGACCTATTCGACCGACGAGGAGCGCCAGGAGCATTTCTCCAGCGACACCGCCGAACGTGAACGCGATGCCAGCATCGTGATCCGGACCACGGCCACTCTCGGCTTTACGACCGACGACATCATTGCCGAGAACCTGGCGATGCTGTTCAAGGGTGATGCCGAAGCCCTGGCAATCGCGGCTGCCCCGGCGCAGACCGAAAACATCACAATCACCACGCTCGGCCGTTGGTATCAGATCGGCGCGACCGACGCTAACCCGACCGGCACTCGCCTGATCTCCAACGTCGTGGTCAGCGATAACGTCCCGGCAGTTATTCCGGACCTTCCGGCGAACTACGAGGTCGATCTGGTGCGCGCTCGCATCTACGTCCCTGAGGGCGGTGCTATTGCTGCCGGAGATGTCATTACCATTGCCTACGACCAGGCGGCATCCAGCCGGACCGTCATCATCTCGAAGGGCGATCAGATCAAGGGGTCGGTTCGCTATGTCGCGGATAACACGAAAGGCGAGAATATCGACCACTACTGGCCTTTGGTCGAAATCAGCCCCGATGGCGATTACGAGTTCAAGGGTGATGACTGGAACGAGATGTCGTTTTCGGGCGAGGTCTTGACCAAGACCACGGCCGCCGGGGTCAAGCTCGAACGCCACTACGCAGACGGACAGCCGGTCGCTGCGTAAGTCTTTCCCCGGCAGGGGGTCACGCAGGGAGGCGGCCTGGTCGAAGGGGGACTGGGCCGCCTCTTGTTTCTGCAAGCCAAAGGAGTCGACATGGCAATTTCATTCACGATCATCCGCAAAGAGATCAAGTTCTCTGGCGGAACTTTCCAGGTCCGAGGCGTAAGCACGGACGACCTGGTTGCTCTCAGCCAAGGGCATTTTGAAGACATCAAAGCGGCAATCGCAAGACATTCGACCCCCACTGGCCGGATCAGCGCCAGCAAGAAGGCCGATATTATTCTCGACGTCGCCAGTCACTTTCCGGGCATGGCGGCGGAAATCATTTCTCATTGTGCTGACGAACCTGAATCAGTCAGCGAGTTTCGCAAACTACCTGTGACAGTTACGATGAAAGCGCTTGACGAAATCTATCGTCTTACGATGGAGGATGGTGGAGTCGAGTTGGGAAAGTTCGGCAGGGGTCTCGCGGCGGTCATGGAGGCAAACGGGCTAAAGGTGGGACCCCTGGTGAAGAATTTGAGCGATACTATTGGGAGTGCCGAGAAAATGTCGCCTTCCTCAAACACTATGGACACCCCGACGCCCACCGATACCCCTTAGCCAAGCTCGTCAACGAGGCGGCATTGGCTGAGACTATACAGAAGCGGGGGGTTCGGCTTAACGCCATTGTTGACCAAACCATTGGTGCGGCTGTATTCGGGGGAGGCAGAAAGGCCATGAGGGCCTTGAAGAAGCTGTTTAAGGAGCTTGGGGACGAATGACGACTCGGCGCGACATCGAGCTTCTGATTTCAGCGAAGGATCAGACGGGGCGCACTTTCACGAGTGTTGCCCAGTCAATCCGGAACCTCAGCCAGACTATTGACCAGCAAGTCCAAGCTGCGTCTCGCGGAGAGATCGCGTTGGACGAGCTTCGGGCTTCTCAGCGCGCCCTGGCAGATGTCGGCCGCGATCTCGCGGGCTTACAGCAGCAGATCGACGGATACCGTCGCCTCTCGGATACTCTCGACAACAACACCAAGAAGCTCTCTCAGGCGGAGGCGGCGCTGGAGAGCTACAAGACCGAGCTTGGTTCGAGCGGTGCTGCTACGGCGGCCCAGGAACGCGCTCTGGCGTCTCTGGAGCGCAAAGTGGAGACCGCAGGGGCGGCGGTTCGCAAAACACAGACCGATCTCCAGGCGCAAAGCGCGGCGCTTGAACAAGCCGGAATTGACACCAACAACCTTGACCAGGCGCAAGATCGTATCGTCCAGTCCGCGCGCGAAGCCGGGCAAGGGTTTACCAACTTGCGCGGCGCGATTTCGACTTACGCGGCCGATCTTCGCGAAGCTCGCAATGCGGAGGCGCTTCTGGCGCAACAGGGCGCGCTGGACCAGAAGATCGCTGAGGCGAGCCGCTTGGGCAGCGCAAGCCAGTTTGTTCGTATCTACTCCGAGGCGATTCAAGACGTCGCTCTGGCGGACCAGCAGCTTGCCTCCCTACAGGGTTTTCGTCAGGTCGGACAGCAGGCCGCAGAGGCCGCTCGCGACACAAGCCGGTTCGTTGAAGCCGGACAACAGATGGCGATCTCGTCGAGCCAAGTGGCCGCCGGTCTCCGCGCAATCCTCCAGCCGGGTCAGGAAGCTCTGACCACCTTGGCCGGAATTGAGCAACGCATCACGGAGGCGGCCGCAGCAGCCGCCCAGGGCGCGACGTCTATCTCCGAGCAAGCTATCGCATACAACGATCTCAACGAAGCCGCAGCAGCGGCTCTCCGGGTAGCGGGTCTCGTCGACACCTTTGCCGACCAGGAGGCGGCCGTCAGCCGCGCGAGAGCCGCCTTCGACCAGGCGGCCTCCGAGGTCGAGCAATACGGCCGCGCTATCGCCCAGGCCGACGCTCCGACCGAACAGCTTGTCAGTTCCCTTACTCGGGCAGAACAGAACCTTCGGTCGACCGGCCGCGCGCTTGACGCAGAAGAAACCAAGCTCGGAGAGCTTCGGCGCGAACTCACCCTGGCCGGGGTAGATACAAACAATCTGGCAGACGCTCAAAACCGACTCGGGGCCGCCGCCCAGGAAGCCGCGTCGGGGATCAGTGCATCTCAGGGCGGCGGGCAGGCTTCTCTGTTCGGCCTA